TTTGCTAAGAAAGAATTTACTACCCATCTATTTACAAATCCTCTATCCTCATTACCATCAACCGATACAATCATATATTTTAAACGAGTTGTTACATCAAAAGAATTTCCAGAGTTTTTATTTAATTTTTCTAAAGCTTGTACTTCTTTTGTAATCTCTTGCTCATCACCATGAGTTAAAAGTTTAAATACAATTTCTTTTCCGTTTGATGGTAATTGGAATGTATATCTATTTTTAGAATTTAAAACACTCTCATCAATATCTTTTGTTTGTACCTTACCCAAATCAATTACTGTATCTTGCTTTTCTAAAGTGAATGGGTCAGTAATTTCAACATGATAATCAGCACCATATCCTAAAATACGAGTAGCCATTAAAATAGCGTTTTTATCACCAATGAAAACGTCATTAGGATTAACACCAGGTTCAACTAATACTGATTCAAATAATTTGTCTAATACAATACCTTTTTTAATAAGGTTTTGGTTTGCAAGAATATCTTCTTCTCTTGCTGTCATATACTTTATCTCACAAGTACCCTTTCTTAATGGGTGTCCTTCTGGATAAACCAATCCTTTTGATGGTAACTCAATAACTTCCGTAGGGAAATCAAATTTAGGAGTTTCAACCTGTCTAGGTGTTGGATTTTGTTGTGCAATATTAACTTCTGCCATAACTTTCTATCTTTTTAGTTTGTATATATAAATACATAAATCTAAAAAAATTGGAAATAAAAAAGGGATACCTTTTGAGTATCCCTTAGTTTTATAGTTTTTCTTAGATTAGAATTCAAGAATTGCGTAATCGTAAGCCAATGATAATTCAATTGTTGCAGGTTCATTAGAATCGAAAGCAACATCACCAAAGTTTGCAGATACGATAAATGCACCTTTTAGTTTCCATTGTTCAATCTTATCACCAACAGGACCTAACATATAGAAATCAATATCTTTTTTATAGAAATCTGCGTATCCACGTCTACCAGTGATTGATTCGTGTCCTAAACGTACCCACTCCATTACCGCTTGTGCTCCAGATGGAACGATTGGGTCATATAGAGTAATGGTAATATCTTGCCACTCACCCTTACCTTGTAATTTTCTTTTGATATTGATGTGGTCTAACACAACAGGCTCAAATTGAATTGAAGGTCTAGCTGCCGCCTTTACCATATATGAAGGAATTCCATCGATTTCCATCACATATCTATTTTTCATCTTAGGTTCGAAGTTCGTATAGAACATCTTGTCAAACTCTAGTATTTCTGCCATTTTATTGTCCTTTTATTTTATATTAATAAATATCAGTTTGCTTCAAATTCATATTAAGCGTTAAAACTTGCCCCAGTTGGAAGAATGTTGAAATCAATTACGATGAATTCAGCTGTCTTCGCAGGTTGTAAGAATATCTGTCCTGCTAATATGTTTCTATCAATTACATCAGGTGTATTATTTGATTCATCCATCACTTACGTTGATTCTATCTAATGCTGAAGCCTTATCTTGCAATGTCTTCTGTCCGAATGCTACAATACCTTGTCCAGGGAATGCTGCAATTGGGTTTACTTTGTTCTCATATAGAGTATCTCTTTCCGCATGTGTAAGTCTATTTAATACACTTACTGCTCCAGTGATACCACCTCTATTCAAACCAGCAGGTGCGAACCATTCTGCTGCTAATCTATCGTTAGAAGCGAATACAGCCGGCATCAATACTGATGGTGGAACTGAAGTTATTTTGTTTGTATTAGTATCCACTGTCTTAACCCAAGGATAGTAAGTACCAACATAGTTTGAATCTACTGCGTTTGCTTGCTCAGTTGCTTCAGTTATTGTTGAATTTACTTCAGTAAAGTCAGCGATATAGAATGCATCTTGTCTATCTTCTACCATATCAATTACTTTTGTAGTAATAGATGGGTGTAAAGAACGGATGATACCAGGAGTTACAACTAAGTTAATATCCCACTCATCAGGATTTCCAACAGCGTTAATTGCTTTATTATATGCAATAGAACCACTTGCTGTTGATTTAGAACAGTCAAATCCTTGCGTATTTGCTGCTGATATGTTACTTCCTAAGTTTGCTTTAGTTCCAGGGAATAAACCATCGAATCCATATTGGAATCCTAAAGTAAATTGTCTCTTAACCATATCAGATGCAGCCGAACCTGTCATCTTATAAGTTAATTGAGAATCAAATGCGAATAGTACGTTTGCACCAGCTGCTGCTCCAACAGGAATAGGTGATAAGTATTGTACGTTATCATCAGCTATACCAACAGATTCAAAATCAAATCCACTATAATAAATTGGAGATGAAGATGAGTTATTTGCCGAACCAGTTTGGTAAACAACTGCAGGTACATAAGAATCTTGTGTTGAGTTATTTGTTTGTATTGGATTCACATAAGCTGTATGTCCAAATGGTGCTGCTGAAATTGGGAATGAACCTGCTTCAGATACAACTACTCTTACATATTTTGATTTGTTTGAGTAATCACCATTTTCAGTAATCTTACCATCGTTATCGATAGTTAAATATCTATCACCAATTCTTCTAGCAATATAGTTTGGAGAAGAAGGGTCTAAGTTTACATTGTTAAATGTTTCTACAACTACTTTTCTCTTATCAGTATCACTATAAGAACGAATTGTTACAGTAAATACAGAATAATCAGTTGCACCATCTTCACCAGCTGCTTTCACATTTGAAATACCAACTTTGAATTTAGTGTTATATGGAGTACCATGTCCTAAAGTTACAAATTTAAATAATTCGTATCTTGTATTATTATCATCTTTTTGAGAAATAACCCAAGGTGTTTCAGCTGCAGAAATATCACCATACTTTTGAGTAGGTAAATTAAGTTCACTAACTACTGCTAAAGCCGTATTGGTATTTGAACCTGTAAAGTTTAATGCTACATTTTCGAAATATTTATATGCATATGCTGTTTTAGCACCAAATACAGATTCACCAAATACATCAGCAATATCATTAGTTGCTAAGTTTATAATAGATGCGCTAAAAGAACCACTAAGTGATGCACCTGAAGCAACAAAATTACCACCACCTTCTACACTTGTATTAATAGTTGTTGTTGCACCATCAAATCCAACTCCTTTATTTCCGTTAGCTGTTGAGTAAAGAACTCCAACTATTTTAGTTCCAACTGATGCAACAGAACCACTAGCTACAATAGCCAAAGGAGCTACTTGGTGATAACCACCAATACCACCAACTCTTACGATGGTAGCGCTTCCTGCTTCTTGCAAATATCTTTGTACCGCATATTCGGTATAATAAGTTCCATCAGGTGTTCCGAAAATTTCTTCGAATTCTGATTGTGTTCTCACAATAGTTGGGATAAACGCTGGTCCTTGCTTAAAAGGTCCTATAAACGCTGGCTGCTCCAATTTCTCCTACTCCTTGTGCTAAGAATGATAGGTCATTTTCTCTTGTGAATACGCCAGGTGATACGATTCTTTCTGCCATTTTATTTCTCCAATTTGTATTTTAGGTTTTGTATTTGTTATTAGTTGTAAAAATACACATATAAATATAAAGAAAATGTCCAAAACACAAATCTATTTACTAAACTATGTTTTGGACACTAAATTATAAAAATATTTCAAATTACCTTATACAGGCTGTGGGTCTACCCCATACATATTACTTCCAGATGTTGGAGCCCAAGGTAAATCTGCTTCCATTACCATTACTCTATGGTACTTATTTACATTGATTTGCTTATCTATCTGGCCTTGTATATGGTCCCAATAATTTAATCCACGATTTGAACCACTAACTATATCTTTTACCCAACCTATAACTTGCTCTTCTGTCAAATTTTGATATTCGGTAAAATTGTTAGTATCTACTGAATTTAAACTTAGAGGTGTTGCTCCGGTAAAACTACCAGAATAACCATTTTCATCAACTCCTACCAAGTTCCAATAGGTATTTACCACAACGTTTGATAATTCGTCTGTGTTTTGCTTTTTTATACCTGTTAATTTCCACTCGTATGTATATCCCATAATGTCTATTTTTTTAATAAATATTTAATTTTATTATTTTAATCTTCCAACGAACCACTATAATAGTCTGTTGTTAATAAATGTCTATAAGCTTGTGCCATATGGTCTAATTCAGATGGTACTTCTAAGAAAAATTTACATTTATGGTCCATACCCTCAGTACCAATACTAACTCCATATTGATTATCCGCAGGATTTATTCCAATAAACCCAATCGGTCTTGCTTCATTTTCTCTAGCTTCTTTATCTTTCCAAACGGTTACTGCTATTTCAGCAGTGTATCCAGCTTTCCAATAAACTTCAGTACCCATACTTCTATCCATTGGAGTTAAACCATCTGGTCTAGAATGGTCAACGGGTGGTCTTATATCACCCATTCTTTTTTCAATTTTTACATTTGTAACTACATGATACGCATTTGATACAGTTACTCCAGTTCCAGGTAATTCGTAATCTCTAATTAGTGCCATAGTTTATCCTTTATTATTAAGTATTAATTTGTTTACAATTTCTTTCAATTCTTCTATTTCTTTTTCTTGATTTTTTATAATTTCGTTTTGTTCCTTAATTGCTTCAATAAATACACCAGCTAAGTTACCATATGCAACGCCATACTCATCCACATCTTCAGCGTATGTTACAGCTTCAGGTACAATTTCAAGTACTTCTTGTGCGATTACTCCTACTTGTCTTGTTTTAGTTTCATCTTTAATTCTATTGTAGAACACACCTCTCATATTCAACACTCTATCTAATGCGTTATCAATAGTTATAATGTTTTCTTTTGCACGTCTATCAGAGTATGCTACAATGTTTTCAGTAGCATAAATACCTCTATTAACATATATACCATATGCCCCAGACGTTGCTGAAGTTCCAAGTCCGGTACAGTTATTTCCAAGCGAATGATACAATACCCATCTTCCTGCATTTTGTAAGTATATTCCACCATTACCACTCTCCCACATAAAGTGTGGTAAATATGCTGAGTCGATTGCGTGACCATACCATCCATTTCTATTACCATTCATTCTCCACGCACCATATGTAATATCATTTGGATACCAGTGTGCTCCGTTTATTCCAGAATAATGTCCATGATAACCAGTAAGGTTAGTCCAAGTGTATTGATAATTGTATCCACTACCACCATTAAACTGCCATCTAATAGTACCCATTGGATAATCATCATATATACGAGTTCCTTCGTATGATGAGTTTGCACCTAATTTAATACCAGTATGATATGCTATTCTTAAGTCAGGATAAGGATAGCCCCATCCACCAGCCTCTTGGAACATATTATATGCTTCAGCACCTATTCCAGAATCTCCACCAGGGTAACGGAAACCATATCTTCTACATTCAATAAATTGTAAGTTTGAGTTACTATTAGGGTCACTATACCAAGAACTATCATTGTTATCATACATTATTGGTGTATAGAATTGACCACCCTCAGCCATTAATGCTACTCTACCATTGTTAAATCTATATTCTAAAATATCACCACTATCATCACCCCAGTTAACAACAAGGTTGTAATCATTATAACCACCACCTCTAGTCACCATACCAATAGAAGCACCATCAGATGAACGTTGGAAGTGAATACCCCACATAGCACCAGGTGAATACATTGGATATGAACCTTGCGTTTGGTCATATCTACCTAACCAAGCAACATCACTCCAGTTAGGGAATCCGTTTGGTGAGAAATAGTCAATCACACGAACCGCACCTCTAAAGTTTGCAGAAACACCAGAAGTACTTGGGTCAATGTACCAATATGTATCATCGGAATCATAGAATATTGGTGCTCTAAATGAACCATTTGCCCAAACAGTACTACCATTATCCCAACGTAAGTTCCAACCATACATTGATGTTGTTGCACCCCAACCCAATCTCCAATCGTTTGTTGTTTGGTTACCAATCAATCCCCAATATGTAGATGGGTTATTGAATGCAATAAATCCACCAGAGTTATTAGCTCCATTCATTTGAATAGAGTTACCACTCCATACAACCATATAACGAATTTGTGAAGTTCCGTTAGGGTCTAAGTAGAATGTAGTATCATCTCTATCATAAATGAAGTTTGTACGAATTTCGTATAAGAATGTTCTATTACCAGAGTAGTGGTTAATATAAGTTTCGTATCCGTTTTGACAATCTAAGTGTAAGTTACCATTCGTTACAACCGCAGACCCCCAGCTATTTGGTCTACCATTAGAACCCACATACATATATGCTCCCCAAGACGGGTTTGGTCCATGCAATGCCCCACCTCTAATTCTTAAAGCATCATTATCAGTTGAGTTAGGGTCTAATTTATATCCAGTATCATTTGAATCATAGAATATTGGTGCTCTTAAAGAGTTAGCTGCCTCTAAGTAGTTATAAACATAAGTGTAGTTAATACCCCAATATTGGTTTGTATAACGAGTACCAGATGTATTAGTATTATAAAGAACGATACCACCATCTTGCTCAAAACGGAAATAACCTTGTCCATGGCTAGTATTCATTCTACCCCAATAATATGTATTGGTATTAGCGTTTAAGTTATTATCAACATTATATCCAAATCCAGCACCATTCCAAGTGTTACCAGGTTCAGATACCCAAGCCTGTAAACTAACTTCACCTTGCCCAGAACCATTGTATGCAGAACCTAAAGATAATCTCCAAGAAGAACTTCCGTGGTCACCAATTACATGCAATCTTTTTGATGGCAATGCATAACCAACTCCCAAATACCAAAGTCGAGAATCACCATTAGGGTCAACACGATAGTTAGGGTCGTTTGCATCATAGAATATTGGTGCTCTCATTTCACCAGCAGCATATATGGTACTATTTGACCAAATGTATCCTGTATAATGTGAAATCATTGCCGCAATTCTACTACTACTATTGTATCCAACCCAACCTGGCATTGAAGGTCCATTTGATTGACCTACAAAGAATGTTTCTGCACCTACAGTTGAATATGTACCATA